TTTTTAGTCTCAAATGGCTTTTCAGATAACTCATAGAGAGTTTCTTCAAAAGCATCAAAGTCTTTTGCATCAATTCTTTTATCCGTTTTATTATCGAATATATTATTAAAAAGAGTCAGAGATATTGCCATGATTACCTTCGTGTGATGGAGCTTTCCAATCTTTAGGCTTTACCAAATCTGGTAAACCAAGTGGATTAGGTCTTCCTTTTTTAATACCAACTTCTTTCGACATGTTAGCGTGATATACTTTGTCCCAAGCTTTATTAGCATCAACACCGAATACTTCTAACGTGCCAATTGCAAAAACACAGAGATCGATTATACCATCAACAATTTCTTCTGGATCTTTATTTTTAACAGCTGCTTTTGTTTCATCAAGTTCTTCTTGCATCATGTTAATTCTAAAATTCATAAACGTTCTCAGTCTACACCATTCAGAATTTTTTTCTTTTTCCATCCATTTGTCTACACCATATTTTTGATGCATAGTTACCATATCATGGAACCAATTTCTGCTCATTTAAATACCTCTTTGTTAAATTAATAATATTATTATACCATACTTTTGTTGGAAAGTAAACAACTATTTTAAAAAAATTCATCTAAAGTTGCTCTTGGTTCAGTTGACCAATCAATCGCGTCTAGAATAAGTTTTAACGGTTCAATAAATGTTTTTTCAAACTGCAAATCGTAGTCAACATATCTATCAATTTTGAATTCAGTTGGAAGCACTTCAGGGAAAGCTATAACATTTTCGCGTATTGGATTTGGTACTTTTAAATAACAAAATTTAATACGTGAACCATTTGTAATTAATTCGTATTTTTTCGTAAGCTTATTTTCTTTTAAATACTTATTAAAAAGTAATGAACCACGACAATGGATTGGACAACTCTTCTTATATATTGTTGTTCTATCAGACCAGATAGTGATATTACTTACAGATCTAGGAAACGCGATTTTCTCTGGCGGTAGTGATTTAAAAAATTGTTTAAACTCGCTAATATATTTTTGCGTTTCGCTTTCATTACCAGACACAAGAATTTTAAATACTTCTTTGAATTTATCTCTAACAACTTCAGGTGTTGACGATTTGATTGCTTCAATACCCATGATTTTGAGTTTTGGTTCTGCGTATTGCACACCTTCGTTATTATGTACATTCAATATGTAACGCTTTTTAGCTGTCCATATGCCACGATCAGCGATTACTTCACGACCCATTTCCATTCGCGGTTTATAGCAATTCATATTGTTATAAAGTTTTTCATAAGACTTTGCAATTGTTGGTTCAAACTTATCTTTACAAATCATATCAAGAAATTTAACTGGATTCTTAGGAGCAAACTTTTTGATCATTGGACCAAAGTTTACATAAAGACTATCAGTATCTATTGCAATAACGTAATCAACGTCATCACTCCCTAGTAGTTCATTCATATATTTGTTTACAGTGCGTTCAGCCCATTGAATAGCTAATTGACCAGTCAACGTTATACCTTCAGCAAGCCTTAAATCAAAGTATTTAAAATATTGATTACCAAGTGCGCCATATAGAGAATTCATAAGAATTTTAATGGCCATTTGCTGATTATTAAGTATATTGATTTCTTTGTCAAGCGCGACTGTTTTTTCTTTTTGATAAGAACTTTCGGCTTCAAGCATTTGTTGTTTAATTAATTTACGATCAGCATAGTAATCAACAATAATGCTTGGGATAACACCTTCAACTTTGTGTGAATATGTTGAACCATTAGCAGCAAGACTTTCAGCACCATTATACGGTGCTGCATGCATATAGTGTTCAACACCACTTTTTTCACCAGAAGATACAAGTGTTTCAGGACTCATATTCCATTGAACAATAATATTTGGATATAGAGAATTTAAATCAAAAGAAACTACCCAATCATGCGCGCCAACATGCGGATCTTTAACATAACCACCAGCAAACTTAGATCTTAACGAATCCAAATTATGAACAGGTGATGCACGTTTTTCAGATAAAAGTTTACGATAAATGATTGATTCCCATATTGACGTTACACCAAATGTTTCAGAATAGTTGACACCACCTTTATAGGCCATAGTCATAGCAAGAGTAATCAACCCCATCTTTTCTTCAATACGATCAACCAATTCAACGTCTTTCATATTATAGTCTATGTATTTTTGAAAATCAGATTTATATAGATTTCTTAGAGAGCCAGCTTCTTCAAACGATAATTTACGTTCACCAAGAACAACATATGCGATATGATTCAAAGCGTACGATTCTTGTGCGCCATATGAATAACCAAATTTTTGAAAGAGTTCTAAGTAATCGAGTTGTTCGATACCTTTGATATCGTATGCAACAGCAGATTTACCTCGACGTGTGATTTCACGGTGATCAATCATTCTCCATGGAGAAAAAGCTTTACAAGCATCGACACCAAGTATTTTAGCTGTGCGATTGATTAGGTATGGAATATCAAAAAATCGAACATTCCAACCAGTAACGACGTCTGGAGTTTTATCTGGATCAGACCAAAAAGATAAAAATTTTGTTAAAAGGCTTGATTCATCGCGACAACGATAATATCTTACAGGTTGAATGAGAGATTTTTCCATATCGAAATCGCCATAACCCCAGACGTGATACAGCTTAGATTTACTTGATTTATAAGTAATCGCAAGAATTCTTTGAGATGCTTCAGCTGGTTCTGGAAAGCCATCTTCATATTCAGTTTCAATATCAAAAGTACCAACATCAATAAACTCACGTCTGAATTTAATATCACGCGGAAACTTTTGAGTAATATATTGTTGAAGATATTTGTGATTTCCGTAGACCTCACGACCAGCTACGTTTTTATTCGCAGCGAGCCACTCTTTAGCATGACGCATATTGTCCATTTGANTTGGCGCAATATTANGGCCNTCTAAAGACTTCCATTGACTTTCTTCTTTACTTGGAACAAAGAAAACAGGTTTGAATTCGTTATCTCGTTTGTAAATACGTTTAGCTTCGTGGTTGTAGCCACGATAAAGAACTGTATTACCATAACGACATACATTAGTATAAAAAGACATTTCACCTCCAACGAAAATATAATATTATTATACAACGTTTTTAGCGGTTTGTACACAAAAAAATGAGCTAAACAGCAAAAGATTCTCCACAACCGCATTGCGCTGTTGCATTAGGATTTATGACTTTTAAGTATGATCCACCAAATTCTGTTACGTAATCTACTGTGCAACCAATGACAAACATTTCTGCTGTTCGGTCTAGCACTAAAATGTTTTCAACGAGTGTACCTTTTTCCAAATCATTGGTCATGTTCCACTCGTATTGAAAACCTGAGCAGCCACCACCATTGACTGCAAGATAAGCATATTTCTTATCATGCGCTTTGGTGGTGGTGCTTAAATAGTTTTTAGCATTTTCTGTTAAAATTATCATTTTGGTAATGATGCATCTATCCCTTTAACATATTTATTCATGCCTAGTAGTTCTCCAACAGAATATTTACCATTAAATGGTTTAATATCACCGTTCATAACTTTCTTTTCAGTATCTCTAGCAATACGCGCAATGTTATCTGGCATATTAGTATATGGTGCCATTTTTACTATTCCACTTTTCATATCAGCCCAAGTGTCTGACTTTTTCCAAGTACCGTCTATAACTTGGCCAACTCTTTTGATATAGTACGGAGACCAATCGTCAATGATAGCTGTAAGTTGTGCTTTTGGAGCAAACTGATACATGTTACTTGCTTGACCAAATGCATATACACCTTGCTGTTGAGCAACTTGTAGTGCAGCAGGACTATCGGTATGNTGTGTAATAATATCAGCGCCTTCACTAATTAATACTTTTGCTGCATTACCTTCTTTAACNGGATCGTACCAGCTATTAACCCACACTACATCAATATCAAAGTCAGGGTTTACACTTTTAGCGCCTAAGTAAAAAGCATTAATACCTCTTACAACTTCAGGTATTGGAAAAGAAGCAATGTAACCTGCTTTACCATTTTTACTCATATGGCCAGCGATTACGCCTTGAATGTATCTGCCTTGATAAAACATACCAGAATAAACTGACATATTATCATTAGTCTTATAACCAGTAGCATGCTCAAACTTAATATTTGGAAATTCTTTAGCAACTTTCAACATTGGTTCCATGTAACCAAATGAAGTAGCAAATATAATATCCATACCTTCTTTTGCCATAGCTCTGATTGCTCTTTCAGCATCAGGTCCGTATTTCACACTTTCTATAAAAGTTGTTTCAACTTTATCGCCAAAATGTTTTTCGATATCTTGTCTTCCAATATCGTGTCTATAAGTCCATCCATGATCGCCTGTTGGGCCAATATAGATAAAACCTACTTTTATTTTATCAGCAAATGCCGAAAAACAAAACAAAAATGCCAGTGTCGCCACTGCCGCGATTGTCTTCATATTCATTATAATCTCCTGTTATCGTACTCTAGAAACAGAGCCGTTTGGTTTTGCTAGGAATGCTTCAAAAGAAACATCCGGGTAGTCTTTTTGTAATGATAAGAACATCTTTAAATTCGACATAGCATCATCAAAGAGTCTTATACGTTTATATATCTTCTGATCTAAGTACTTCTTAAAGATAACTTTCTTATTATCAGCTGCTGGTCCACCTCCAAGGTTTCCAGCGCGTTCAACATAGATTCTATCTATGTCAATTCTTTGATTTCTAAATGTGTCTAAAAATGTTTTCTTATTGTCAAAGTTAGGTCTTGCAGTTACAATAATAACTTTAGATCCTGCCTTTGTAGCATTCTTAAGTATTGCTCTAACTTTGTTAATCATTCTTGCAATTGGTGTGGATGTCTTTTGAAAGACTTCAGCATTTTTGAATTCTCCAAAATCGTATTCTTCACCAGGTTTTTTCTTATAAGTATTAAATTCTTGGTTATCAAGTCTCTTAACAACTTTACCGTTTTTTACCACATGTACTTTAGCTTTAGTTATAAACATAGTTTCGTCTATGTCAAAGATCGTTAATCCTTTTCCTGCAGCTTCTTCTAAATGTGTTTTAAAATTTTTCATTAGCCATACGGTATTTGAGAAATTGTTACTGCTCTCATTCTTTCTACTAAGCGATCTGCGCGATTTGTTACTTGTTTGTACCAACGTGAGTCTACCATTTCGTCTGCAGCTGCATCCCAATCTTGAGCATCTACTCCGCGCTTCATACCTTTGAATTGAGATAATCTCGGTCTACCCATATTAAACATCATATTTGCAATAATCAGCTGAACTTCTTCAGGCAGACCAATAAAGTCAGAATATAGATGTGTGCATTCTGATAACACAATTTCTACGTCTTTTTCGAAACACTCATTGACTCTATCTTCTGATACAGGTGTTCCAACATCTTCTCCGTGCTCTACATCGCTATCGAGAACGAGATGGCCAATACCAAAAGTAGGTAAGCCTAGGTGATCCAAATATATTTCGTATTTGACTCCTTCATCGATTTTTAATTCTTCTCTTAATGTATCAATATTCATTTGTTTCCTCACAATCACAATTAGTACATATTTCATTAACGCAGTTAAGACATTCTTGATTATCGCAATGACAAACACATTTACAGTTATTACAGTATTTTTCCATGTTGACTCCTAGAATATTAAAAGGGACATTGCTGTCCCTTCTATTTATACTTTTTTAGACAAGTAGTCGTTTTCGTCTTCAGTATATGGCCACATTACGATCTCTTTTCGTATTCTGCTGCAGTTTTGTCATTTAATTGCATAATAATATGCTTTAAATCTTCATCTTTGCCATAGAATCCAAGTTGCTGTAGTTGTCTAGCAACTTCTGCATTTGCAGCCAATTGTCTGTTTCTTACCATAGATTGGACAGTATTTTTAATTGCTTTCGCAACATATTCACATATTTGACATGTGGCATTGTATGTTGTAGTTAAAGTTGTCATTTAATTTTCCTCGTTAATTAATTGTAATTTTACGAGGTCGCTTCTCTTCTGGTAGGACTACCTTTAATTGAACAGATAGTATTCCATCCTGAATGTCTGCACCGTCTACTTCCGTATATTCGGACAGTCTAAATGATCTTGAAAACTTTCGAGCACTAATACCTTTATGGACATATGCGTCTTGTTCTCTACGCTTAGGTCTATCACCAGTAATGTTCATAACGTGGTCTTTTACTTCAATATCGATATGTTCTTTTTTGAATCCGGCTACAGCCATCTCAATTTCATATGTCATATTGCTGTGCTTAACAACGTTATATGGTGGATAAGTATCTTTCGCATGGCTATGAATATTTTCTAGCTGGTCGAAAATGTGATCGAATCCCAAGAAAGCGTTTCTCGGGTAAATAAAGTTTTTAGTCATATGTGCCTCCTATTGACTAGCAAGGTTATTGTATGAACCCGCTAATGCGGCGTTCATTACTATATATACGATTTGACTCGTATTACTTATTCCCAATATTATATTTTGGTTGTAATATCCAATTATTTTTTTCTTTAAAGGGAATGATTTTAATTTGTCTTAATGGTGCTAATGGTTGAGCTTGATTTCTGTCTTCCATTGACAGTAATCCCCAATCGCTCATAAGAGTAGCTATTGTGTTACGTCGAGCAATATCATTTTCTTCTAAATTAGACTTCTTACCATCGAGTAAAAAGAGCTCTTTAAAATGCACGATAAAGTATCGCCCTTGTTTATGCAGAATATGGCATGATTGAAAGAGCGTATTGTCTTTTCTTGATGCTACACCTATGCGAGTTAATGTTTCTCTCACTTTGAGAAAATCGTCAGGTTCGTCTAAAACAACTTCTAACATAGATGAAGTCGTCCATTCGACAATGTTGTTATCTTTTTCCACCTCGATATACCTTCTTCTTTAATTCATTAATCTGATCAGCAGACAGAAGGGAGTGGATTTGTTTTGCTTTTTCATTGCTATAACTATAATATTCCTTAATCACTTCAATCTCTGCGTTTTCTTCTGGTTTTAACCATTTAGAGAAACGTTTTTTCTTTCTAATGATATTTATAAGAAAATCGAATTGTAAACGTTTGTCAATGTGATGATAGCGGTTCATTTCATTTGCCATTAAAACTGTGTCATGAAAATACGAAAGACCGCGATTTACCATAAATGGATTGTATGCTTTTTCAGCGATATCATCAACCATAATATTTTTTTTACCATTTGTTATTTCATTTACGTATACGAATGGATTCATTTCCACATCTCCACACCACCAGTGTAATTATCTAAATCTAAATTAGTTTCAAGTATTTCTTTAGTAAACGCTATTGTGCTTACTGTATTCAGATGAGTTTTATTCCAATATAGCTGAGGAACTGTTTTGTGGCCTTTACTTCTCATAAACTCTTTTGCTTTAGTATCTTCCATAATATTAATGACGTTATAGTTATAACCCCATTTATCTAGATCCATTTTCATATGATCGCAATAATTACAGCTGTATTGAGTATATAGTGTTAATTTAATTGAATTTGACATTTGCCATTACCTCCGTTAAACAAGCTACTACGTTTAATTCATGATCAGCTACAAATGCATTTTTATATTGATAGTCTGCGAGAATTAAAACAAGCTGTGGTATAGATTGTGGTTCAACGTGCTCAGACATACGATCATATAGACCACGAAATATTGCTGCTACATCAGTATCTATATTGTTAACAACCCATGTACGCATTTTCTTAAAGTCTTTACTTTTCAAATGTACAAAAAGATCATCAAAGTTTTTGGTTTCAGATACGTCTGATGATTCACCACGTTGTAATTCATTAAGAACTCTACGCCAATCAGGCGCGTGTTTCATAATAATATTAGCTAGCGCTTTATCGCTGTATTCAATATTTTCTTCAGCTAAGATTGTTTGGCATCTTATCATGAATCTTTTGCATAGTTCAGCCATATCTTTCTTAGAAGTGTTAAAATTGTACACACCACAACGAGAATGTAATGGTTCAATAACTCTATTCTTGAAATTACAAGTTAGAATAAATCGACATGTGCTTGAAAATTCTTCGATGAAACCACGAAGAGCTGGTTGTGTTGATTGTGGATTTAGATAATCAGCTTCATCAAGTATTACAACTTTAAGACCACCTGATAAAGAAACGCTAGATGCGAATTGTTTTATCTTTCCACGTAATGTATCAATATTGCCGTCTTCTGAACCATTAATCATAATCCAGTCAAGACCTAATTGATTACATATTGCTTTTGCTACAGTAGTTTTACCAGTGCCAGCTGTACCAGTAAATAACATATTTGGTACTTCACCAGACTTTACAATCTTTTCAAATGTATCAGTTAAGGCGCTTGGCAGTATACAGTCTGCAACTGTTTTTGGGCGATATAGTTCAACCCATAAGAAATCTTTTGACATTCACGTTCTCCATAATATAATAATAAAAGTGGGGAGTTAACCATGACTCCCCGCGAGTCTATTAAGCGACTAATCTTATTATCCATCAGATTCTTTTTCAGCGTCTTCCATTGCTTGCTCTTGCTCAGCTTGTTCACACAACTGAATAATCTGAATTGCTTGATCGCGAAGACCACCGATAGTTGATAGTTCTTCACCTTTAATTGCACCACGTTGAGTCATTGCATCAATAACAGCAATCATTGAACGAGCTGTTCTGTTTGATACTTCACGTAGTTGGGTAGCGGTTTCTGTCGACATTTTTTTTACACTCCGAATGTAGATGTTTTTTCAAGTGCAATCCAATACTTTACGTCTAGACTAGTATGTTTGAATTGCGAGATTAGTTTAGATGAAATTTCTATTTCGTAATCGCCTGGTAGAATTTTCAAGTTATTTGTACTCAATATAAAGTTAAACGCTACATCATTATCAAATTCACCACTTACGTCGATAGAGAATACGTTAGATGTTTTGTTTTTAGAATCAACCACAGAAAGACTGAGTACGCCATCTTTACCAGAAATAGAAATTTCAGTATGACCTAAAGCTGAAGCAGCTCGTTTGAGTTTACTTAAAGTTTCATTGTCTAGTTTGAATTTCACATTTGCATCTGGCATTGTGATATCTTTTTGCGGTGTTGTTAAAGTTTCTTCTGATGAATAGAAGTATTTAACCTTCGAACGTCCAGTTGAATCGTTAACAATCACGTAATCATCTTCGAATTTAAGATTAGGTGTGTCAACTAATTGAAGGACGCCCATGAATTCATTCAAATCATAGATACCAAAATCTTTAGGAAAGTCGGCGTCAACTACTGCAGTTGATAGTACCGTTCTTGCTTCACTAATAGTTTTAATAGTATTCCCTGATCGAATCATCATGTTAGGATTAATGCCGCTAAAGTTTTTTAGGACATTAAGAGTATTTTCGCTGAGTTCCATTATATACCTCTTTTTAATTATTTAATATGTATATTATAACACGTTTTTGACAATTTGTAAACCTTTTATTTGATTTTTGAAAAATTCTTTTCTTTAATGAATTCAATTTTGTTTTCAAACCTACCGTCAAGTATTTCGCCTTTATGTGATATAATAAACACGTTCGTGTCGTTGCCTAAAGTATAGAGAATCTTAATTAAATTATCTACACCATCGTGATCAAGAGAAGAATCGAAAGTTTCATCTAATAATAATAAATTAGTTGAAACCGAGTTCTTCATCTTAGCAATTTGCCTCCACGTAAATAGTAAAGCCAAATCGATTCTTTGTTTCTCTCCCTCAGAAAATGAATCATATGTAAATTCATCTCTGTGTCGAGACTTAATTGTTTCTACGAATTCTTCGTTTAAATTAAAGTTAGCGTAAAAATCTAGAATTTGCAAATACTTATTTATTAACTGATTCATCACTGGCAAATATTGCTTAATAATTTTAGTTTTTATACCAGTATCTTTTAACATCTCTGCAATTGCTAGTTTGTAAGAGTATTCTTCGTTTAATTTAATCTTAGAATCATGTTGATCTTGTAATTCTTCTTTAATTGATGTTAGGTCTTTATTTGCTTTATTAAGATCAGCAGACACATCTTTTTCTAAAAACTTTTGGTTATCAGATATATCTTTTTGAATACGCGATATCTCTTGTGAGTTAGAAGTCAGTTTATGTACTTTATCTCGAAGCGTTGAAAGTACACTAGTCTGTTCTGTAATTCTTAATTCTACTCCTTGGCCTTCAACACCTATTTTTTTAAGATCTGATTTACCTTTATCGCGATCTTCTTCTGTTGTAAGCAAAATCTCAGATTTATGGCTATCTGAAATAGATTGATCACACACAGGACATTCGTCATTCTGCTTAAAAAAGTTTACGCGTTCTTCTAAGTTACTAATATGTGTACGCCTGTCTTGACTTTTAAGCATTAAACCTTGTCTCTTATCTTGCAACGATCGTAAATTTTGTTCAGATTCAGACACCGATTCAGCAAGTCCTACGCTAAGTTCACTATTTTCAGCCTGTAATTGATCGATAGTACTCTGCGATGCAGATATTCTAGATTCATAATTTTTCTTATTTTCTTCAGTTAAAATCGAAACATCACCTATATATTTTTTTTGAGTTTCAACTTTATTTTTTGTAAGATCAATTTGATAATTTATGTCTTTTATATTTTCTCTTAAAGCACTAGTTTCTTCTTTTAGTAATTGGTTCATTCTCGAAAATACACCAATATCAAGTAAGTCTTCAATAACTGATCTACGAGCATGTGCATTCAGTTGCATAAAAGGTACAAAGTTAGATGAACCTAGTACTACAACTTGATGAAATGATTTATGATTGAGTTTAAGAATGTTTTGTTCTAATATACGTTGATATTCTTTTGAGTGCGATGATTGATTAATCATTTCACCATTTTTGTAAATTTCAAATATAACTGGCCTATCACCACGTTTTATTTTAAAGTGCGCAGTGCCAGCTGTAAATTCAACTTCAACTAAGCTACCTTTACCGTTTATTGAATTTATGAGTTGTAACTTACCAATCTTTCGATGCGCTTTGCCAAATAAACCAAAAGATAAAGCATCTAGAACAGTTGATTTACCAGCACCATTTTGACCAACAATTAACGTAGTTTTGTGTCGTGTAAAATCTATCTCAGTAAAATTATTGCCGGTTGATAGAAAGTTTTTATATTTTATATTTAAGAATTTTATCATACTATTTCTAAAGCTTGGGCCTGAGTCATCAGGTCTCTCATCATTACTTTGATCTTGTCTTTATCAAGATCAGTGTCAACACCGTCAACATAATCATCCATTAAACGTGGAGTATCGTCGATTTGTAATCCTTCATCTTCAACATTTTCACCAATAAATTCATTAAAATTTTCTGATATTTTTAAATCATAAATGTCTTGTGATTGGATTCTATCAATAAACCTATCAAACAGAAAAGTATCAGATCGATCAACAACTACCACTTTAACAAATTTACCTGTTAACTGTTTTACGTCGTAATCATTATAATCTGTTTCTTTATCATTATATAATACTTTATGAAATAGAGTATATGGATTTCTAATACGTTCAACATTACGAGTTTCTGTATCAACAATAGAAAAGAATTTAGGATCATGCGCATCTGACCAAAAAAATTCCATTTGAGAACCTAAGTACCAGATATTATCTTTTCTCGATGATACGTGATAATGACCAGTTAAAACTAATTCAAACTTTTTAAATAATTCAGCGCTCATACCATGAGTATTTTCTACGCCTCTCATCATTTCAAAACCACCAAGTTCTAAATGACTTGCTAGCCAATCAGCTTTACAATTATTAATAAAATCCATAGATTTTTCATAATTATCAGAACATATCCATGGTAACATAGCCATTTTTAATGAACCATAATTCATTACAGTTGGTTCCATAACAATGTTCACTTCGTTCATGAAGTGACCTAATAGTTCTTTTAAACTATTCATGTCGTTTGTATTCTTAAAATAAGTGTCATGGTTACCTGGAATAATATCCATAGACATACCACGTTTACGCATTTCATTTAAGAAATGTTTACGATTATGATTTAAAGCTTTTATATTTACTACTTTACGATTGTCATAATAATCACCTAAGTGCACAATCTGAGTAATGTTATGTTTTTCACATTCCGGAAAGAATATATTCGCATAAAAATCTTCTGCATTATCTAAAAAGATTTGAGAAGAATTACGAATTCCAGTGTGTGTATCGTTCAATATTGCTATTTTCATTTATCTTCCATTATCTTTTGCAATTGCAATTCTTTGCCGCCTAACTCTCTTAGTTGACATTTATTATCGTACATAGAGTTATGGCCTTCATATTTTGTTAAACAATCACGAGCAGTGATATTTTTCCAAAATACTTTTTGTCCACTAGGATACGTAATTTCATAAGTGCGTAGTTTCTTATCCCACGACTTAGGAGATCCATTTGTCATATATGTGACTGTCATTACAAAAACTCAGATAAATCAGAATCAGCATATGCTGTTCTCTTTTTTCTTTTCTTCTTTTCAGTTTTAACAATTTCTTTTACTTGAGTATCAACAAACTTAATTCTATCGATTCTAGTTTTAAGTGTATCAACAAAAGCACCTGCTACTAAACCAGAAGTAGCATCACCATTTTCGTTAATCATATAATCTTCTGCACCAGAATTAGCAATATATTTCATTTTGATTTCTTGTTGTTTTTTTTCTTTTGCAATCCTACGAAGAAAAGCATACCAAGTTATTTGTGTGAAATACGCAAATGCATTTGGTTTACCAGTTCGTGTTGCTGCTTCAATATCGTAATTGTTTATAGCTTTCAAACAATTTTCTACTGCGTCCATAACCATTTCTTCACGATAGGTATATCGAATAAAATTTGCTTTGTGCGATAATCCTTCAGCTATTCTTAAGAAACATTGAGCTACATAATCTGGTACCTTTGGAATTGATATTTCAGATTTTTTTGCTGTGATTACTGTGTAAACATAGTCTACAACAGCTTGTGAAAACTCTGCATTATTAACGTAGTGAATACTTTTTCTTTTTTCACGCATTAGGGTCTCCTTCATTATTAAGTATAATTATATCACTAAAAGCCCTAAAAGTACATAATTAAATTTTGTTTTAAATCGTAAATATAATTTTATATTTGCTCATTATTTTGTTTACAATACATCATTATTATGGTATAATAAAGTAAGTATTCGGGGAGAGGAGATATACTATCTTCCATCTTCGGTTGTGTATTGCCATTCATCAGTGTGTCCAACAGACCATTTTGATTCTGTTTCTACTCTATAGTTCTGTGTACAAACTTTAAAATCTGGTTTTAATAATTTACTAGGTGTTAAACTTGAGTCGTTCCAAATAACTCGATTATTGGGTTGTGCAGCAAACTGTCCGTTATCTAGTTGTATTATATTAAAAGATTTATGTTCTGGATCGTGTTCACTAAAATTTACATCAGTTATTGATTTATCAGGATGAGCATTATCAATTGTAAAAAGATACTCGCCTCCATGCATTTTTTTATCTTTGCCAAAAAACTCACAACGAGAAAGAATAGGTTTTTCAACTACTGTTAAATGATAATCAAAACAATCCCAAAGCTGCAAAACATCAAGAGGAAGGTCGCCGTGATCAGTTTTCCAGACGAAAGCTGAGAGAGGAAGTTTATCGTATAGTGCTCCATATTCTGTTAACAAAGTTTCAAAGTAAAGAGCTTTATGTTGAGTTGATTTAACTGATATCCATAAGCCGGGAGTAAACTCGCCATGTCCGTACTCTAAATCGTACAAATATTCTTTTCTTACAAACACGTTTTCAGGTGGAAGTGGGTGTACTAAAAAACTCAATGTAGTTTATCCTTATCTATTGATGGAAAGATGAGCACGTTTTCGCCAAGCTCTTCTCTTATTTTGTCTTGTTCTTTAATTTCATCGTCTATAAAATTATATATCCAATCGTTAAGTTCTTGATCTCCCATGGATTCAAATTCTTCTAAAGTTTTACCATTTTTTAAAAATTTACCCATTGCACTTACGGATTTAGCGTAATGCCTCATTATATATTTCGATGGCTGATTTTCAGCAATAATGTGTTTTGTATTTAATAATTGTAATTGATCTAAACTATCTTGAAAAGCCACGTACGGTCTAAGCGCAAAATAACTCATTCCATCTTCAAAATGTTCAGTTTCAACTATCTTCATTGCTGCTCGAATAATAAGAAGATCTTCTTGGCTATCAACTATATCTGCAACTATCTCGTCACCGTTAGTTAATTTAAATTGTTTAAATGATTTCATAATTCAACTTTGTAAGTTTTGCAATTAAATTTTTCTTTATTATATATTCTAAGTCGTTCTTCGCCGTGTAACCAAGCAAAGTTCTTTCTTTTGTCTGTACTAATATTATCTATAATGTCGTAAAGTTGAGTTGGTTCTTCATTATCAGATTTTCGTAATCCTCTCCCTATCGATTGTAAAACTCTAATTTGACTTTTCGACGGAGATGCGAATATTATATTATGCAGATTCCTAATATTAATACCAGTACTGAAAGTGCCTAAACTAGCAACAATAATAGCATTTTTCTGTTTCTCAACTATTCCACGAATTGCTTCACGATCTGAAGTAGCTACACTGCCTGATACGAAAAAAATCTTGCGGCCATCTTCTGCTTTATCTCTAATTAAATCAAATAAAGGCTTTCCATGTTTTTCAACAAAATTAAATAACACAAGGCTATTACCTTTTTGATCAAGTGCTAAATTTCGAATTAATCTATTTCTCTTTTCACTTGTAACTATATACTCAATTTCATCTTGATAACTTTTTTCTTCACATTCTTTTCTTGCTTCTGCAGAATAATTAAGAATAAGTCTTTTAATATTTAACTCAGCTAAAGTGCCTGAGTCTTGTAACCGCTTTGTAGTAGTAACTTTAAATGTTTTACCAAACAGTCCTTGAAGCACTAGTTCGTGTGTTTGAGTTCCGTCTAAAGTTCCAGTTGTTCCATATCGGTATTTTGCTTCTGTCGCTTTATTCATAATGTTCATTAACGATTTAGATTTAAATCCATGACACTCATCACCAACTACCATTCCAAATTGATTATACCAATCTTTCGGTAATTTATAAATTGATTGCCATGTACTTACACAGATAGGTTGTTCAAAACTCTTATCTCTTCCAGAATATATCCTATGTATATATTCTTTTTTACAACCGTATTGAGCAAAATCGTTATACATCTGTTCAACAAGAGAAGTCGTAGGTACAATAACTAGTACCTTTCCTTCACCAATTAAATGTAAAAAATACTGAGCTAATACGTATATAATTAAAGATTTACCAGAACCTGTTGGTGATAATAAAATACCACGAGTTCGATGTAATGCTTCCATTATTGCAATAAACTGATAATCATGCGGATCAAATGGAAGACTTAAATCTTTAATAAAATTAACAACTTCTTTCGGATCAGGTCGTTCTTCTTCGAGCGGTGTACCATATTTAGTTTCAATCAATTCGTAGTTATATCCACGACTTTCAATAAACTTAACTAAATGATGAATAAGCCCAGCTGGAAGTTCACCACTGTTTGTATCGTACAGCCGTATTTTTCCATCCCAGATTTTGCGCTTAAACGCTGGCATCCATTGGTAACCAGGTACAAAAAAAGAAAAGAACTCTTTTATTTCAGCTGCTTGACCAAAATCGCAATCTACGTGTAAATTAGCGTGATTTAAGCGCCGGACTCGAATTGCTTCCATTTAATTATATTACCTATAGTTTGATGTCGCCAATTTAAATTTGATACTATCTCAGTTAATGTTTCTACTAATGTTTTGTAATACTGTATTTTTTCTTCAGATTTTTGTATTTCAGGATCAGCATCGTAATAGTATTCCATATCACCTTTTAATACTTTAAGTCCGTTGAACGGATCTTGTTTCCAACCAGTTTGTTCAAGTTCTTCTTTATCCATTTTACCATTATAATATAGCCATTTTTGTTTTAGTAAAGTCTTTTGCGTAAACTCTGCGCGTCTCAACAATAGCTTTGAATTGGCTAGTTTTTCAAGATATTTTGCATGAAGTAACGGTGTGTTACGAGAATCTTCGTCTAGTTGCATACTAAGTTTGCTGTCCCCTGCCCAATCAGCAAGGACTTCTTTCAAATCAATCATGATATAACTCCATTATTAAAATTATTTATAACAGCTCAAAAGTCTGAAATCTAAAGGTCATTGATGCTGTTAAGAACTCTCCGCCGCCTGACGTTGTTTCAAATTGAATGCCTCCAAGATTTGTGGGTATAGCTCCATTGTATTTTATATTTTTAGTTTTGTTATTTTGACTATTTAAAATACTTAAAGTAATATCAGCGCTTGAAGGAACCACAGTTTTACTACGATCGATCGCGCCCTTTAACGGCTGATCAATAATTCTTATCATCCAGTCGTGCATTTCTTGATAACCTTTTAAATCTTCGTCAAGTATAATTGACATTGATAATTCACCAAAATCTAAACTTCCACCTGCTAATGGTATAGATCTAACTTTTCTGTACGGTAATTCTGATGGAGTTAGTGACACATCTGGGTGTTGAAAACTTTGAACAAAATATTCGAGGTTTGGATAATTTTCTCTATCTATGATAACTTTAAAACCGGTAGGTTGTAGATAATTTAAATTAGTTGTAAGTTTTGCCATATCAACTCCTTATACCTTTATTTATACAATAAAAAAGAGGTCCCGAAGGACCTCTTAGTGAATCAATGGTTAGTTTACTATTAAGTAAGCAAGTTATTAACAGCAGAGATTCTGTAGTATTGGTTGGTTCTGTCAGAAGCAAGACCGTTAGCTGGAGTAGCTCCAACGAATGGGTTTGATACCATTCCATAACGTGTCTTAAAGCCTATTCTTGGCTGAAAGTCTTCTTCGCCAACAGCTTTTACCATTGTTAGTGGTACGTATGGGCAATAGAATAAACCTGCGTCATACGGGTTTGTACCTTTATATCCAACGTTGATATAATCACGTGTTGAATAAGGATCAATGTAGACTCTAGTTCTACCGTTAAGAGTACCAGCAAATGTATTACCAGTATCGTCAACGTTTAAGTTAGAGCTAAGTGCTGGAGTATAATCTAACATACCAGCTGCGTTAAGTGCAGCAGCTACGTCAGATGAACATAGAATAAAGTTACCTTTACCTCTACGTGTCTCTTTAGCAATTACGTTAGACTCACGCTCAATCTGCATGATCAAGCCTTTGTACTTCTCAACACTCCAACGACCATCAGCATCAGTTGATAAATCAAAAATACCTAATGTCTGGTTTGAAGTTTGACGTGAACCGATTTTTGCTTGTCTGTTCACTGTACGTACAACTTCACGGTTGATTTCTGAAAGAATTTCAGTTGACAAGATATTAGCCAACTCTGTTTCAGCATCTAATCCATGAATTGCTTTTAAGTCTTGAGCAAGTTCAAGAGTGTAGTTTGCTTTTAAAGCACGTGACTTAGCAGTCACAGTTGCTTTTTCAATGGTGAATCCCATATCAGCAAAAGTCTCAGTTGGTGATGAGCCTGCGCCTAATGCTTCAGCTTCAGCTGTGGTATACGCGTCACCTATGTAAGGTACGTGTACGCCTTCAGAGTCAATGATTGTTGAGTCATTGTCACCGTCTAATGTACCAGCAAGACCTGATGGGCCAGCTGCTCCGTTAGCTGTTGTTGCTGAGTCACCTGAGTAACCGACTGGAGCTTCGTTGAATAGTGCTTCTTCACCAACAACAACACCAGCTTTTGACTTTTGGAATACAGACTTCATCGCGAAGATAAGACCTGTTGGACCAGTCATTGGTTGTACACCACATATGTCGTATGCAACAAGGTTAGGCATTGCACGTCTTACAAGTGCGATTAATACTGGATTCCAGTTAGCAACGCTGCCTGCTTGAGTGATTTCGGTAAGACTTTGCTCTTCTCTAAGAGCAATTTCTTGGTTTTCTAGAACAGCAGCTGTAACTGCTCTTCTGTGCGCGTCTTGAATTTGACCAGATGATTCTTCATTCAATACTGGTGCCCATTTCTCAACGAGCTGATCGTATGATACTGCGTTTTGCATTTAGATAACTCCCTTAGGATTTGTTTTGTCGTTTGATGGCACTCAAGTACTGTCCCATGATTTCAGATGATTCAACTTCGAAAGCTTCGTCAACTTGTGTATCATCGGCTGTATTGTCTACCGCTTGATTTTTGAAGTAAGATTCCTTGATTGTCTTAACTTTTTCTGCGAAATTATCGCTCCAGTCAATATCATCAGTTAATCCTTTTAACTTCTCAACTTGAGTATCAGCTAAATCTTTAGAAGCTTCGCGAATTACTTCGTTACGCTTATAATTTTCTAACTCCTCAGTCATTTCGATTATTTTATGAGTGGATGAGTTAACTTGTTCTTCTAACTCTTCACATTCACCAGCGAGTTCGTCAACTAGGTCGACTTTTGACTCTGGTACGTCGATGTAAGACTCTGTGAACAGATCTTTTAGATTGTTCATGAATTTCTCAGCTATCTCTGTACGAAGGCCTGATTGTACAGCAACCTTATTATCTTCCATCCATTGCTCAACTACGTAGTTAAGGTATGAATCTACCTTTTCTATTAGCTCAGCTTTAGTTGATGAGATTTCTTCAGACAGTTCCTCGTTATATTTCTCTTCTAAACGATCCACTTCTGTTGCAAGTTTATTTTTAATAGCAGCTTCAAAAATTGTAGCAGCTTTTCCTTTAAACTCACTTGAAAGTGTTGCCTCTTCAGATACTAGAGCATTTAAGTCTTCTTCGAAGTTTGCTTCGTATTGAATTTCTTGCTCAGCAACAAATTCGCCATCGAAATCTTCTTCAGAAGTGCCATTGTAGTGATACATAGCATTTAATGCTTTTTTATCCATTTTTTGCATTTTACCAACCATAGCAGTAATCATAGCTGCTTTAGTTTTCGGCATTGGATCTTGTTTAGCTTGATCGCCTTTACGCTTTGGGGCTGACCCACTAGCATCTCCGGCTTTATCAACACTTGCAACTGACTGTGCTTCTTGATCTCCGGTGTTCATTTCCACGACGTTATCATCATGGAGCTCAACATCTTGATCTTCTATTTGATTTTGATCAGTCATTAATTGACTCCCTATTATTAATTTTTGATTAACGAGAGGAAATTTTTGAACTCACGAACTTGAACCTCATAGAGATCTTTCCGCGGAGCTTTCTTGATTTCAGTCTCCATTTTTTCAATTGTTTGAGCTTCCAAAATACCGTTATTCCAAATCCAGTCAACACCTTCCATAACCCCATTAACAAATGCTGATGGTGCAGATGGATCTTGTACTATATCAATAGCGTTAAGAATAAAATCGTCTTTGACGACCATTACGTTGTTTTGTTGTATCAAACTTCCCATACCACGAGTCGAAACGCCCAGCTGAACGCCGCCATCGAGTAGACCTTGAACGATCATTCCCATTGGAGTATTCAATACTGTAGCTTTTCCCATAACATCATTTCCCTGAAATTTCAGTTCTTCGATCTTATGTGAAACCTTGTCTAAATTAACGGTCGGTCCTTCAGGGTGATTTAACTCACCAACCGCTCGACCTTTAGCAACCTGCATATCGTTGTATTTACCAACAGCTGATTCCATAATGTCTTTCGGATATATACGACCGTTACGATTCTTCATATTTGCCTGTGCAAATACACCTTCAATTACATACTTTTTCTTACCACTTTTCTCTTCAGTAATAATGTTATAGCCAATTTGATGGTCTACAAATTCAGAAATAAGTTTCATTGCACAAACTTTCTTTTTTATCCGCGAGGATGACTAACAGACGTTAGTTTAATCGCAGCATTAGCAGCATACATTTTAGTAGTTGAATCTTTTGGAATCAACACAGTTTCACCACCAGTTAGTGTCATAGTAGCACTATCAGCTAAAGCAGTGTTTATTAAAACAACCTGATAAGCTGTAGTTGATGAATTAACTGCTCGAACTAAAGTACAGTCACTCACAGTTGAAGCAGCACTTGCTAAAGTAGGTGATGCAATTTCTGCTTGCAATGGTTTATAATATTGTACCATTTTGCGCTTTCCTCTTAAATTTATTAATATTATTTATATGATTTTAATTTTCTACTTCTTCTTCGTCTTCTTCAAGATCTTCATCGTCATCTTCAATATCGTCTTCCAGATCAGGATCTTCCACATCAATATCATCATCAGATACGTCTTCGTTATCTTCAGTATCGTCTTCATCGATATCTTCCTCCTCGTCTTCGTCTTCGGCACCGTTATAAATGGCCCCAGACAAACGAATTCTTTCTTGATCAAGCACATCATCCAGTTTAACAGAAATTGCTTGTCCAAAAATTTCATTCGCTTTGTTGTAGTCTTTTGCTAAAGCAGCATCAACTAAACCAGCTAAAGGATTTTCTTGTACTTCAACTTCATTATCATCTAGTTCTAAATTTTCACTCATTCTTCATCTCCTTGTTGCTCTGGTGGTTCGTCACCTTGCGATTGTTTTTGCATATTTTCAATTTCGTCATCAGTTAAATGAAGAACGTTCTTCATCACCCATAGTCTTGAGAAGTAACCGTCAGGTCCAACGTATTGACTTACTGCATCTAGCGTTGTAAGTCTTTCTCTTAAAAGTTCAGAATCTTTTAATTCTGTAAAATGATTATCTCTAGAGAAATCAACAATAATGTGATTTCGCATATCTATCCAATCATTTTCAGATATAATACCTTTTAATATTAGTTGTATTTTTAAAATATCAAGAAATAAAGTTCCAAATCTTGTACGTAGTCGATCGATATATTTTTGAAACTTCAATTCGTCACGACTAATTTCTGTAGATCTACCAAGTGAAAACTGTTGTTCTTGTTCTAAACGATTTAATGGTACATTAAGTGAACGATACACTTTCTTTTGAAAATATAATACATCATCCATCTGTCCAAGATTGTCACCACCTGGTAATGTAGAAATCTCAGTACCTTTACCACCTTCTCTTCGTGGTAACCAAAAATCTTCAAGCAAAGACTGATGTTTTCTATCATCTTTGATTTCACCGCTACTAGCATCGTAAACAAGCTTGTTACGATAACGAGTCATAATGTCTTTCATATATTGCTCAGCCTTACCACGTGGTAAGTTACCAACATCAATATAAAAAATTCTACGTTCTGGTGCTCTTGCTAAACGATAAATGACTAAAGAGTCTTCCATCATTCTTAACTGATTAAGTGGCTTAAGTACTTTGTGTAAGTATGACAAAACTTTTTGCCGTTTTTCATCTAACAAACCAGATGTGATATACGAAACTGAGTCTAGACTTAATTTAACTCCAGCAGATTGATACCCAGGTTTTTCTTGGTAAATAAAATATTCATCTACTTTTTGTATTAAATTAGCTCCAGTTTTTGGATCTTTCTTTTTCTTTACTTGTTTTACTTTACGAATTCTTGCAGAATCAATCGGTCTAATATCGAGAATGCCTTGCTTTTGATTAGTTTCATCTACTACAAGGTGGTGATATAATCTACCGTCGATATACCATCGTCTAAAAATATCGTGCCCCAGTTCGACAAAATTCATTTTATTTAATACTGTATCAAATTCTTCTCTAATTTTATTTTTTATTGATTCAGAAACTTTTAAATTTTCCATGTCTAAAGCAATAGGTTCTTGTCCGCCAACAACCGATTCGTTAACGATATCTTCAATTGCCATATCAACTTCAGGGTGCATAGCCACGCCACGGTATTTCATTATTAACGCATGATTGTCTTTTGCGTCAGTACCGTCTTGACTAATATATTGTCCATAGTGTGATCCAGATACAGTAACATAACCTGCACCGTCTTCATCTCGAGCTGGAACAATGGAAGGAGCTTTCGGGTTCTCCGATCCAACAGTTGAAGCTCTTTTTATCTCAAAGCCAAATAGCTTAAAGCCATCAGTGTCTGCCATTAATAATTCCTTTTATAAGAGGAGAGCGATTTTCCGCTCTCCATCTATATATCATTTATCCATCAGTGGTATTTGATGTCCAATATTGATATTGCCATTCTATCGTAAATCTTTCGATATTATCATCAGAATAACTCAATTCAATTGGAGATATAGCTGAAGGCCAAGCATCTTTGAACGTGTATGTCTTAACAACACTTTCGTCACGATCAAATTGTTCGACTTTTAAATCAGCAAAATAGAGTTCTGGATTTTGCACACCGCCAGCATCTGCATGATTAGCGATCGCGTTCATCCATCTTTCCATTTCATTTCTGACTTTCATTTCAACATCGTTTATTATTGTGACGTTCCAAGAATCGAATGTTCGATCCCCAGCAACTTTCAATTGACGTCCACGAAATGGAATTACAATTGTACCAACATTCGAAGCTGGTAATTGAGCTGCTTCACACATAAAGGCTGTGAAATCAATATCAAGGTTTACGCCTAAACCGCCTCTTGGATTTGCAAGTGTAACCTGAAAGAGATTACCACGTGCACCGCCGCCAGTAAGCCTGGACTTAAATTCGTCTACACTACCTAGTGCCATAAGTTACCTCCTTAGATTATATGCCAGCGCCAGCGACTTCCTCAAAGGAAATGCCAGTTCTAGCTGCGACAAAGTTAAGAGTGATAAAGTTAATAGAACGAGCTGGCTTAATAAAGATATTAGCTATGAACTCATTTCTATCTACTACTGCTGCAGTATTTACAGTTTCATCCGCAATAATACGGAAGTCTGTAATACCACGTCTACCTTTAACATCACGTAAAACAGGTTCGATAATATTTACGAACTCAGCTCTTGAAAATTCATCGTTGAATTCAAAGAGTACGTTTTGAGCAGCTCTTGCGATTGCACGCTCAATTGTTAAAAATAATCGACGTACGTTAATACGATCGAACGCAGAAGGTCTTGCGAGACCTGTTTTATCACCAAATAATAGTATGCTTGATCTTGTCAGATCTGGTTGACCTGCAAAATTAACAATTGGATTAATACCATTTTTGTAAAGCGTGTCTCTACGTGCTTTATTTGGATTAAAGACTAGTCCAGTTACGCCAAGTAGCTGTCCTCGTCTTGAACCAGCTGGTGAGAACCATGGTGCAGCTGTTCTATCAGTTTCAGCCATGAGACCTGCTACTGAAGAGTTTGCTGGAATATCAATAAATTTATCATTGTATTTATCGTAAACTTTTAGATAATTACCAGCTACTGTATTATAACTAGATCTTGTAAATGTATTAGCAGTTGCAGTTACATTTGTAATAATAGTTGAAGCTTGGTATACATTCACAATATCGTTTCTAGCTGGACCAGATACTACGATACAATCTTTACGCGATTCTGCAATTGCAACCAAATCATTAACAATTGTTGTTTGATCTGATCTTGTTGTCATCCCTGGCGCAATTAAGAAATCAATTTCAACGACTTCTTTATCTTCAAATAAGTCGAATGCAGTTTGATAATTTCCAGCTGAAAGAATACCTGCGTTAACGCCTGAATCAAATCCGAAGTTAACTACTGCAGACACATCAGCATGAGTGCCTAAAAAGTCTTTAGCTGTTCCGGCTGTAGTAGCTGTTCCAGCGTTAAAGGAGTTAAAGTTAGAATCAAAATCAATAAAGTGTACATATTTTGAATTTAGATTTATTACATCTTTAACATAGATGTTTGATCCATCGACAGTATTAATCGCGTTACTTGCAACAGACATGAAAGGATATGTTTCAAGAACAGTGCCTTTTGTGCCTGTAAACGCTCCGTTTACATCGACAACTGCAGCATGGATTTCATCGTTTGTTCCATCAGTGTTAGTTGCAAATTGTGATGTCCCTGGTGCAGCATCGAATGAACCTTTGTAGGTCCAACCGTCGAAAGCTGAATCGTTAATTGATGGTGGACAAATTGAAACTCTTAAAGAATTTCCTAGAGTCCCTGGGACTCTACCTATAAAGGTATGACCGTCAGAATCTAAGGAAGCTTGCTGAGAGTTAAAATTAGCTGAATTAGTTACTTGTGGGAGAGTATATGTTCCCACATTATATGCCGAAGTTTGTCCTGAAGTAGAAACTGCGTTTTTAGCGCCAGTATCTACAATACGACTAACTTGTAGCGATCCTGAATAGCGTAAAAAATACGCTGCGTCGTGGTAGTCAATTGAATGATTATCATCTGGAGTTCCAAATGTTTCTGATAACTCTTCTTCATTTGAAATAAGAGTTCTCTCATCCGCCGGACCCCACATAAATTTGCCTGTGTAACAGCCAACTGAGGATTGAACGTTAGGCACGCCGCCTGTAACATCAACCTCTTTAACAATTACCGCAGGACTTTGAGATGGTGTAAAAAGTGCCATTAGTCTACCTCACTCGGTTATTTATATGGTGCATAATACGATTGTTTTTCAATTTCATATGTATTTATACTATTTCATATTTATGATTAATAATGATCTTCTCGCTCAAAATCAACATACCAGTCAGGTTTAGTGTTTTCAGCATCTTCAAGATGTTTACTATATTCTGATCCGTCATCTACCCAGCCAAACGGAACAATATCTGCTTCTATTTCGTCCATTCTTTGTTTAAACAACATTTCTTTTAGGTTGATATCTGTCATATCGTTAAAAAATTGTGTTTGAGCAAAATAACCAAACATAACTAAGGTCATAACTAAATCATCGTTATTACCTTCTGAAGCTTCATATGAGTTACCTCTACCAACAAAAGTAGATATTTCAAGAATAGTCTGCTCATCAACTATTTTTAATTTGTTTGTCTCCAAAAGATCTTTTAGACCTGAACAACCAAGACGCTTTACTCTACGAGTCATAGCTTGCCCAATAGCATTCGCTTTAACAGCTGACTCGACATGCACGTTATCATATTCAAGTTCATGGTATAAACCATTTGCTACCATTGAACCTTGATCATTTGACTCGACTACAACATAAGCTTTGTTGTAAGAAACTGCATACTTATATATAATACTAGGGAAGAGCAATGGAGAGATAGCATTGTTCCGATACACAGCTACCTGTTTAAACGGTTTTACGCTAATATCGATTAAAGTAAAAGTAGAGTAGTCCTGTCCTCTTCCCTTACCAACATCAACACACATAATATATTCGTGATCTTTCATAGGTTCTTCGTATATTAATCCATCACCTTGTTCAATATATCTTTTAGATTGTTCTGCTCTTAATTCCATAAGAGCTTCTGCACCAATTAATGTATCACCAGTTCCAAAAAAAGTATTACCGAATTCTTGATCAAATTGCAGCTTCGAAGTATTATTAATTGTTTGTTGTTTCCAAGCTTCATCGCGACCTGGAACATCGTACCAATCTACTCTAAAATGATTGAACTCATTGACTTCTTGAACTGCGCCTTCCCATATTTTATAAAACATATTACCAATACCATTTGCGGTAGACGTAATAATAACTTTAGTATCTTTACCAGCAGATACAACCGGATATGTTGAAGTATAAAATTCTGAAGCTTTTTCTACAAATGCAAATTCGTCTAAATAAAGCAGGTTGATACTAAGACCACGGATAGAAGAACCAGTGGTTGCCGCAGTAATAATTCGAGAATTATTGCCAAACTCAAGTGAACCTTTGTTAAGAGCTTTAGTTCCGGGTTGTAAAAAGAACGGTAAGTTCTCAAGCATAAGCGTGATCCTGGAGAGCATTTCTCTCGCAGTTGATGCTTTGTTAGCGAGTATGGCCACAGTTTTTTCCGGATGAAACAACGCGTACCAGAGCAAGTAGGCGCATACCGATATGGATTTACCCGATTGTCGACAAGCCAATATGATATTAAACCTATGCTCATTAAACCTCCCAAACATTTCTTCTTGATAAGGATATAGTTTAAATGGGACTAAACCTTCATCAAGATTAATTACTTTTAAATGTGTTTCAGCAAAATATATGGGATTGTCCATACATTTTTTATATTCCGTAATACTTTCAGCTGTCCACTGCTCGGAAACACCGTCACGCTTTACGTTTGGATTACCTAGATAAGTATCCCGAGTCGGCTGAGTCTGTCGTTGCTGTTCCATTAATTACATCGCCTTTTAGCAAACGTTGAACGTCTGCAGTTGAACCTAAGTAAAAATTATTTTGAGTATTTTCTACTTTAGTTATATCATTCTTTTTTTCAAGTTCTTTTTTGCCTTTATTTAATATCATAAGGCGATCATTCACATCAGAAATATTTTTAATCATTCCTGATAGAACTTCATAAGCTCTAGGATGCTCAGATTCTCTTGCTACTTCTATCATATTTTCAAGAGCGTCTTTGCCTCTTTCAATTAATTCATAATATGTTTCACGAGAGTAATCATAGTCACGGCTTGCTTTGTCGCTATCACGGAGCGTCGGAGTCTGCATCATAATCTGTCCTTAAAAATCCGAAATCGGAATCACCTAAAATGTTCAATGTTGTTGGGTTAGGTTCAATTTGTATTGTTTTTATTCTTAAATCTGAATCAGCTAATCCTGATCCTATATCAAAAACTTTAGCTCTAACATCACGTACAATTTTAGAATTAGATAAACCACTATAGAATCTGACTCTCATTTCGAAATCCATTGTGTATATAATTGTTCTACGAGATCCTAATTCACTTTCAAAATCATCTTGAAAAGTGACTCCAGCAATTGTAATTGGAATGTCTTCTAATATATCTGGGTAATCTGTGAAAGGTTTTAAAGTTATTGAATATTGAGGATTAAATGTTGGTAAAATTTGCTCTACTATTTGCAAAGCATCGTCTTGAGTTTTACAGTAAATATTTAATTGAAAAGTAAGTATATACGGAACACCAGTAAAAAACTTAGCTCTATCGTTGACTGTAGTACCAACTTTTTGAAACGTATTTGTTTTTGCAATTTGTCTAGCATTGTCGTATGATAACGAAGTTATTTCAAAAGACATACGTGGAAGTTTGATTGCAACTTTAGTATTGTCTCGTAAACTCGGATTCTCGCGGATACGATCAAGATATTTTACTTTTGGAGCATATGCAAGAGGTACTTTTACTTGAGAAGTTGACGCACCAGTCGTTTGATTTTTACGAATGACGTATATATTATTAAACAGTTTGCCAAAAATTGCAACCGCACGTCTAGTCTTTTCGTGATAAAAGTGTCCGCCAAACATTAGCTATTATATATTTTAGTCAAATGATCTTCAAAGGATTCCACCTTTGTTAACCTATCTGGCCAGAGAATATACTCCTTTTCTGGGTTTTTCTTTAAATTATTCAGTAGTGGAATAATTGCATTATATAGTTTATCTATCTTATCTTGAGTTGCAACTGCAGTCGTTTCAACCTCTGCTGCTTTTGCTTGTGTTTTTTGAACTGCTTCGAGTTCGTTTTCGTCTACAGCTGTAAAGCCAAAATCAAAAAAATCATCTGCCATTAGTCATTCCCTGATGGATCACCGAATGGATTTGACTCACTAAAATCGAGAAAGTCATCACCAAAAGTTCCAAAATCTGTGTTTTGTTCATTTTCAGCAAGTTTATTTAATTCACTAACTGTCTGCAATGTGTGTATGTTAGTAGCTGAATCAACAGTAACTGTGCTGTCTGCTTGAAATAGTTTAAACGTTGCGTCTGAAGATGCAAGATTGATCGCATGCACCGTGCCGTCTGAATCTGAATATTTAGCAACTTCTGCTGTAACAAGTATGCCACTTTGATTTTGAGTTATAGTTGTTCCAACTTCAATTGGCTTTCTATTAAGAACGTCTGCCCCTTGTATTTTTAACAGATATGTATACCCGTGATCTTTTTCAATGTCTTGAATTTCTTCAATACCAGTATCAAAGTTTTCACTATTAAAGTCGAATAACTGAGCACGACATTTAAATGTTGGAAGGTTTGCTAATTGGTAAAACGGCTGTTCGTGTTCCACGTGTGTTATTTGAAACATTGATTTAGAAAGTGGTAAATATATCAAATCACCTTCACGTGGACGTTCGCTATTAATAGAGTTATCGGCACCTATTGTTGCATTCCATCTGCGTCTTGATACTACAAAAGTAGCTTCATCTCTTATTTCAACTCCAAATCGAGTAAATAAGTCTCCTTCTCCATCGAAACCTTCGATATTGTCAATATACATTTCTATTTTATAACTTGAATTATATGTCGCAGGTATTTCATCACCAAAAACTCTATCTTCAAATACAGTTTCTCGTGGCAAATAGTATACATCTTGACCATATATTTTTAGAGATTCAATAACGAGATCTTCATATAGATTCTGTTCTGCTTTTACATTGTCTCTTATATAATAATTGCGAGCCATATTATCATCCTATAAAAAAGTCAGCTGGCATTTCGTGTTCTAATCTAATCCTTTCTCGTAGGTCTGCAATTTCACCTAAAGCGTCGTCATAAAGTTGTCTGCCATTAATAATAACTCCACCTGGTAATTGCATACCTTCAAACTTCATTAAGTTCATTCCCCATTGTTGTTTTATTAATGCAGTTGTATATTCTTTTAGCCACATGTCGTTATAAATCGCAGTAAATGAATCTGCTGTGATTGTGCTATAATACTCGAACACTACGTAATCATCAGCTTTAATGTCTAAATCTTCGATGTGTCCGAAAATATAAAGTCTGTTTTGTTTACGAGCGAAGTCAACCATAGAATGACCGTTAAGTGTTTGATCCAATAGAGAAAGATATTGCTGAATTTGTTCGTAATACGCGATATCACCAGCAAACTGAGACATGTCAGTAAGTTCTGATAAATGCATTTGATATCTTAAATTAAATAAATTTTTAGATGCACTAGCACTTGAAATAAACGGAAAAACTCGAGTTACGTATTGCACATCTGCAGCAGTAGTAATATACTTATTCGTTATATCAGTATCGGTTAACTGATGAGATTTATATGCACGATATGTTGCGTCAGAATGATACTCTTGGTAATACTGTATCGCTTCGTCAACTCTATCTTCAAGTTGATCTTCATCAACATTAATCTCGAGCACTGGTTCTCCTAATCGACGCTTACAATAATCGATAAGAGTATCTCTAGAGTTAGGATTAGCCATTAACTACCAGCTCCAATCACTGTTTTCAGAGTTGAACCTGCAGTATTTTTAATTAACAACGTACTTGCACTTAGTAATTCTGTTGAAGAAATTGTATTAGCAGCAATAGCAGCTGTAATATTAATTGCTGCTGACCCATCAAAGTTAGCTGTTCCAGTTACATCTCCAGAAATTTGAATCGCTCGAGCAGTTGCAAGTGCTGTTGCAGTGTCAGCGTTACCTGTTAGAGCTCCAACAAATCCAGTAGCAGTTATTTTTCCAGTACTTGGATTATAAGTCATATTTCCATCAGCTTCAACACCAATATTACCAGATCCTGCGGCTCCAGCACCAAAGAGAATCACATTATTTTCGTTAGTATTTTCGTTATCGCTAACTGTAACTGTTGTTGCTATAGCTGCTGTGCCTGATGCATCACCAGTTAATGCTCCAACAAATCCTGTTGCAGTTATTTTACCTGTGCTAGGATTATATGTCATATTGCCATCGGCTTCGACGCCAAGGTTACCAGAACCTGCAGCTCCTGCAGCAAATAAAATTACGTTATTCTCGTTAGTAGATTCGTTATCTGAGACTGTAACTGCTGTTGCAACTCCAGCCGTACCGGACACATCACCTGTTACATCACCTGTTACGTTACCAACAATGTTTGCGATAAGAGATCCAGTTGCAACGGTCATATTACCAGTTGAAGCACCTGTAGCAGTAGTTGTACCCATTTTGAACTTGTCTTCTGACTCGTCCCAAATAATTGCTGCGTTGTTACCAGTTGAACCACGTTCAAAGACAAATCCAAGATCGTTAGCGTTCGAAGTTGCGCCTGTATTTAATTCAATTAAAGGATCAGCAACTAAACTATTTGTTGAATTGACAGTAGTGGTTGTTCCATTAACTGTGAGATTACCACCAAGAATTACGTTACCTGAAGCATATAAACCAGCAAATGTTACTGAGTCAGTTGTTCCTACAGCTTGACCAATAGAAAGTGTACCGCTGGCAGAATCGATACCTACTCCTGTGCCCGCTTGCATAGTTGACATAACATTAGCTTGTGTTATTCCAGTCAGTGTAAATCGGCCTGTAGCTGAATCATAATCTAAACTTCCTAATCCGCTACCAGTAGCAACATTCATATGAGCTCTTACTTGAGTTGCACTTGGCCCAGTGTATGTGATAACACCTGTTGAAGCATTGTATGCGGCTGAACCATCGCCACCTGCGTCAGTAACCGATATATGAGCTCTTGCTTCAGCTGCACTTGGTCCTGTATATGTAAATTTTCCAGAAGCAGAATCAAAAGCAAAAGAACCATCACCACCTGCATCTGTTACTTGAAGATGACTTCGAGTTCTAGCTGCTGTAGTAAAAAGATTCGTTGAACCTTCGGCTAGATCATCAGTACCTAATGTTCCAAGAGTGGCTGCTGTAATACCAGCGGTTGCTCCTGCACTATCTTGTATGGATAACTTATTACCATCAGCT